CTTGCTTTCTATGATGCTTTGTTTTTTGGGTTTAATCTCAATCATTTCGGCACGTTGCACATTGCCCTTGGTGCGGTATGTGATAAAGAAATCTGGCACATACATGGAGTTCTTGCCAGTGATTGGATTTTTGTAAGGTATAGCTATGCTTTCACTAGCCCATTGTATCACCGCATCGTTCTTATCGCAGAAGCGCATGAATGAGTGTTCCCACCCAGATCGGTATCTGGGTTTGTTTTTCCCCACATACTTGCTCGGGTTGGTAATAACATATTCTCCATTAGCCCAGCGGCTCATGACAATACATTCCTTGCGGTGTAATAGTTAGATTGTGTAGGTAAGTTGATGCCCAACAATGTGGTGCCACTTCTCAAGTTGTTGAGATAGTAGCAAAGAGTCTGTGTAAGTGTTATCTGATCCTGTCCTTGGAGACTTTGCAAGATAGTAATCACATTGGTATTGGTTTGATCTGCTATTCTAAACAAAGCCACAGTGAAATTGCCAGCAGCCAAGTCTGTAGTAAACACTGATCGCATGTAACTGTATACCACATCATAATCTTCCACACTCACGTATTGTTCGTAGTTGTAGAATTGATCATAGATTCTAACTGTAAGATCTACATTGGTATTGAGTGCATTAACTGTTCCGCCCATTATTGTTTGCCTCCCGGGGTGGTTGTTGTGACCGTAGAGTTGAACCCTCTATCTCCTGGGATAGTTAGATTTAGCGGACTAGTGTTAACAGGAAAAAACTTTCCACCGGCACTGTTTGGAACTTGTCGCAACACCGATGGAACACCATTTTTTAATATAGTGTTAAGTGCTGCATTGGCTTCTGAATTCACAATAGGTTTTAAATCCACACCCTTGAATGTGTTGTAAGCAGTGCCTGCTTTTTGCACGGCACCGATTATACCAGTCAATCCTCTTCCACTGGTAAGATCTTGCACAATACCTATACCAGCATCTAGCAAACCACCTTGCCCCAACACACTTTGTGTGCTGCCCGGTCTTGCTAAACTGGATCTCACTGTGTCATAGTAAGCAGGATCAGCAAAGCCCATGACATTGGTATCAGGTCTTACACCACCTAATGCGCCGCCATAGTATTTCACAGTCTCATATTCTATGGTCATTGAATTTTGCATGGTTCCGTTGCCCGAAGAATACTCATAGGTGTCGTGGTCCCAGCTCTTGATCATTGGGTTGATCAATGTATATGCTGCAAATCTGCGTTGATCCATACCATAGATCATGATATCTCTAAAGAATGGAGGTTTTCCTGTGTTCTGATCGCCACCTGAATTTGTGCCCTGCCCGCCTGCGCTGCCTTGATCATAACTTTCGCCGATGTAGCCCCAGTCGTTTACAACCCGATCTCTGGCATAGATATCTCGACTGTTATAACTGAATCCCGGCAATGATTGCATCTCTCCGATGCTGCCATTGAATGCCGGAGGGCCATAGGCCTGTGTGGGATCTTTGTAGTAATAACTGTAGTAGTAATACCATAGAGAACGTGTAAGGTCGCCGCCATCGTCGTGGAATGTGACCTGCACAGGTTGGTAGTTGAGTTTTTTCTGGACTACACGTTTCCGATTGTATTGATTCAGTATTTCTGTATCAATTGTATATTTGGGCAACTGTATAGATTTGACCAGGAGACCAATAGTGGACTTTTCCGTGGTGTTGAATACTTGTCCCAACACTGGATTAAGACTGGTATTGATATTAAAGTAGCAGTGGAACAGGAATTTGTTCCGTGGTGCATATTGATATCCGTTGGTAAGAAAGGTCTTGGAAGCGTGGGCATAGTCTTTGAAACCTTGCCCACCAAAAAACCCTTGGAGGAAATCTTCTCCCCAGGCCATGTGCTGTTATCCTGTTATCGCGCCGCCAGCAGCCTCGATAGTTCTGTTGAGTGCCTGTGCCACGGTGCTTCCAACTCCCAGGTTGCCCGGAGATACTTGGTTAGCATTGTCAAATCGGATGGTCAAAGCAATCTGCATGGCTTTGTTGTCAGCATAGCTGGTTGTGCCGTAATCTGCACCTTCAAGGTAGCAGCCATACAATTCCCATTGCTCTAACACCACAGGAGTAGCATTACCGTTACCGCCGTCTAGCACTTCATATACCGTGGTAAACTTATATTCAATACCAGCGGCAGCTGATGCCATTTCAAAAAAATCCATCTGCTTCTGTAACTGCTCACCAACCAACCGACTTACACGGCCGCTTGCATCATCACGCAGATTGCAACTGGTGTTAGACCACTTGTATTTGCCTGCTAGATACAGTGTGCTATTGTATAGTGGAATGTTGATTTCATCAAATGTCACATTAGGACGTTTGAAGTCAATCACTTGTTTGGTAAGTTCTGTTCGGAATTCGCTTACTCCGAATCCTAAAAATGTCACTCGGAAGCGATATCCCAATTTGGGCATGAGCAAGCCTTGGCTGGGTGCGCTTTGATCGCTTGCCAAGGGCACTGACATTCTTAATAATGATGAAACGGCCATATTTGTAATCTCCTATGCATTTATTTACCTCAGTTGAGGCCAAAAAAAATGGGGCGTTTCCACCCCATTTTTGCTGCTAACCTCTTGTTATTGAATAGAAGTTTGCGCTGAGCTTTGGCTGTTAGCAATAGCACCAGTGGCCTTGATACGCAGAGGAATGTAGATAAATTCAACTGCTTTCACCGGTTCAATAGCGACATCAACCCACAGCTCATTGGCATCGATTCTAGCAGGTGTGTTGTTTGAATCATCGCATACTACCAAGAAGTCATAGATACCACGCTTGGCCACAAGGTTGATACACAATGAATTCACAGCATTGGTCATTTCGTTGCGTGTGATCTGATCGTTGGGTTCAAACAAGAAGCTCTTGCCAATTTCTTCCAATCTGCCACGCATGAATGCTATCAAACGTGCTACATTGATACGATTCAATGCAGTGGCTTGATCATAAAGTGTTTTGTTACCAAAGTTAGTAATGCCCACACCTGGAATGAACGTGATTGGATTGATAGAATTGAGATATTCAATATCACGCAAGGCTTGGTTGTTACCGATAGTGACAAACTCGCCAGTGGTAGCATTGATGTATCCAATCCTTGTGGCATTGTCAATCACACCGCGACGTGTTCCGGCTGGTGCTAACCATGGATAAGCTACCGAATCACTACGGATGATTGTGCGGACCATCATGTGACTAGGCGCAGTAACCACTACACTTCCGCCTAAATCTGTAGTTTGGCAACTTGGATAGAACACACCAGCATAAGGTGATGTTGAAGTTAATCCATCTCCGGCAAATATCCCAGCGTTATTGTTGTTGGTCGCCCAGGCAACAATATCACCAGACTGGGCACCCAATCTCATTGGGGTATCACCTACCACAAACAGAGTATTATTGCGCTCATCGCTGAGTGCTACCATGTTAGGAATCAGTTCAGGATATGCTGTGCAAGCAGCAAGATTGAACTGTGCTTGTTCTTCACGCAGCGTCACACTGGTATCAATTCCAGATTTCAATGCAGCAACGATCAATGCACGTTGAGCAAAACGTCCCATGTAAGGTGATCCATCTCCACGATTTCCGGATGCTGTAACCCAGCTATTAGTCTCTAATAGGTCCCAATATGAAGTTTGGGTAGCAGGATTTTGGTCTGTGCTGGCTTGAATAGCCACATACAACACAGTGTTATACAATACCTGGTCGCCTACTGCATAGGTGGTGCTGCTGGCCCATGTAGGATAGCTGAAACTCTGAGCATTGAAATAGTCGACTTGGAAACTCTTGACATTGAATCCTGAACGACGTGTGTTCCACAACAACATACCTGCGGGGTATAAGGTGTAGTCAGGTGCGTCAACGTCCAGATAATTGCTTGTGAGCAATGATGTGATACTAGGCAAGTTGTCAGTGATCGGATTCACCACACCAGTGGTGCTCCAACGAGCATCTGCAAACAAGATACCGTTTGAACTTTGTTGATCGGTGTTATCGATCAATACCCATTGATTTACTCCATCAACTGCTTGCCAACGATATAGTAACGGATACAGTTCAAGATCCGATGTGTCTATCCACAAATCACCGTATACCAATACGGTTCCATCGGTCTGTGTGGTAGGTGCTGTGGCAGCAATAATTGGTCCAGTAGGATTGGTTGCATTTAGATTGTAACCACGTGTGTCGTTGTAATCATTCTGATAACCCACCCATCCTGAGCCAGTATTGATCATGATATCAACTTGGTTCACTGTTGAGTAATACCAATATGTGCCGTCGGCAGGATCTTGGAAAGGTGCCACACTGTCAGCTGT